ACCCCAGAGCAAGCGGTTAAGCGTTTGTCTGAGTATCCAATTGTTGGCGGTGCGTTCCAGCCTAACGATGCAGGGGGCATCATCAACTCCGTCTACATACGGATGAACGAAGCCGAGCGCGTCAAGAGCACTGTTACTTCGCTGATGAATGATGGCAAAGTTCAAGAGGCCAACGACTTGCTGACTCGTCGCGGTGCAGATTACATGCAAGCTGAATTGGCAAACGTGTTTAAGACAAACATGAACATGCTGGCGCAAGCTGAACGTGCAATTGCGGTATCCAACATGACTGCTGAAGAGAAGCGCAAGCAACTCGACAGTATCAGGAAGATGAAGATTGGGCTTGCAAATACGACGCGGGAAATTTCCGATAAAACCATACACCTAATTGGTTCTTTCTAATCCCCGCAATAGCTCGCGCATTGATTCGGTGAGGGATAGCGGCCCGCAAGCCCATCTCCCTCACCTTGTCAACGTCTAGCCCCGGAACGAAGAAGCCCTCACCCGGCTTTAACTTCGCCCACGGATATATTATTTCCGTCAAAGACTTCTTCCCTGAAAGTTATATGCATTGCGTTGACCCGCATGGCGGGGCCGTTTGTGCGAGATAGCATATCTTTCTTGACGTACTTGCACCGAAACAACTCCTCCATCTGAGCCTTGAACTCATCGTATCCGAAGCTCATGCTGACGCAATGCTTCTTCAACAACTGCTCCTCGATGTAGAACTCACGATACCCTGCGGCCATGAGCCCGTGCTCCACTCTGCCGAGCACCTTGCTCTTGGTGGTTGAGCGGTCAACGATGTCGCCGTTGTCACCCCACGCGGCCAAGATTTTCCCTTCGCTCTTCTTGAGCACAATGAAGCTACCGTAGTTGTCCCCGATGTAGGCGTTCAGAACGTCTTCAGCAGAACGCACACTAGTCTTGATGACGCCGCGAGCCTTGTCCACCAACGCTTTCAAAGCGGTGATGACTTTGTTAATTTCTACATCAAGGATACCTGCGTACTCTTTGCGCAACAAGATAGCCGCTGAAACAGTTGTAGTGCACCCTGCATGCCAGTAGCGCTCGTCATCATCAAAGTTCATGACCTTCTTCAAATGGATGTGCACCTTCCTGACAATCTCTTCAGCAGTCTTCTGGTTCTTTGTCAGCCACCGTACCCATGCCTCACCCGCCACGCCGTAGTTGCGTTTGATATCAAGCAAAGTTGTACGCTCCTCAGGCGTGAACTTGAGCTTTATGTGCGGTGCCCACTCCAGCATACGAAGAAGCTCCCCGTTGGAACTGTGCGCTCTTGCCCCCGCCATGTAGTCTGTCAGTTTGGTGTTGGATGTCAGCGTACACGTTGCTGTCCATGTACTGTTGTTGATACGCTCTTTGTTGGAGCCCGCCTCCATACGCTCTTTGCCCTGTCCCTCTGCGTAGTCGAAGATGAACTTGGGTGCCCACTCCATGTCGTGGCGCTGTGTGTTTGTAATCTCGTCAATCAAAAGCGGCATGCTGTTCAAAAGACCTGCTCGCTGTTGCATAGCTACAGGAGACGTACTCTTACCTGTACGGTAGCGCAGAGGATGCCCCCACACACCCGCCTTGGCGCTAAGTACAAGTGACTTACCCGTACCAGACCATTGGGAGCCGATGTGCCAAACAAACCCTTCATACTCAGTAAAGCGCATAAGCGGGGAGCCAAACGAATCTAGCGCCACTGCCAGTGCAGTCTCCATACCGGGCTTCTCAACAAAGACTGTGTTCCAAAGGTGTTGCCAAGTAGCGAGGTCACCCTTGCTGTTGGTGTTGCGGTTAATGTTTTCAAGCCCCGGCATGGGTATACGTGTCTCGCGCCCGTCCCTATTGAACACGCGGTTGTTGTACACAAAAGAACTGTCGGCCTGCCAGCCACACTGAAAAGGCACGTCAACAGGTTTGCGGTTCTGCGATGTCTCTCCAACACACGCACGTACATACTCAAACAGCGTCTTGTCATGTCCCGAAAAGGTGCTGACAATGTTCTGACTGGCAAGGCACTTCAATGTCTCGTCCTTACTGACAATAGACTTTTGCGGAAAGTTCAGCGTCTGCACACCTTCAGGACGTACAGCCGCCATGTGTATCAAGTGATCGTTCTCCATCTTCAGTATGTCAACCACAAACAAGTCGTACGGAACCAACTGCACACTCTTCTTAGATTTCTTGCCTTGCTCGTCCTCTTCCATACGCACACAGTACACACCGCCATGCTCACCGTAACTGTAGCCACGCGGAGGAACAGGGCGCACAATGCTTGGCGCTACGGGTAACCCCGTATCTTCTGGCTCGTATGCGTCTTCTGAATCCAGTTCGCTTTCGTCAAAGTCCGCTTCTGGTTCTAACGTCAGCAAGATTTCCTTGGCAGTGTTGTCCACCTTGATCTCGCGCCCAAGTACCAACGGGTTTGTGATCTTTCCCCAGTGCTTGCACTTGGTGCAGATGCCGGGGTTCTCGCTGTCCATCTTCATGCAAGCGTATGGCCCCTTGATGTCTGCCAGCTTCTGCACCATCCGCTCTTGGGGGTACGGGTGCATATCTGACAACCATACGGCTTTCTCCATCCCATCATTGCAAACCTTGGCCCAAGAAAGAAGTCCGCGCCATATAGGTTCTTTCCCATCTTCCGTTGCCGTTGCAATGTAGTCCTGCACCTGACCACACTGGTCTTCAAAGTTTTCAAACAATGTGTAGCTGTCTTGAATCAGCTTAACCTGACCTCTAGTTTGAGCTCCTTTCGGTCGCTGGCCGGGTAAGTCTATCTTGGGCGCAAAGGTTTGCACCACATGCTTTTCCAACTTCTCATAAACAAACGGTGAAAAAGTCGAGAAGTCGAAGATGTCGCCCTCTTGGACTATGCGCACAGGGCGCGGCGTTGCATACTTCTTCTTGTTGTTGGCCGTTCCGGGCACACGAAGAATTCGTGCGGTGTCTGCGGTAACCCCCATGTCAATTGTGAAGCCTTCTTGTTTGCACAAGCGCTTCAATATCTCAGCAACAGGTTTCCAAACAGTCGCAGGTATCTCGTCCTTAAGCGGCCAGTAGCAGTGGAGCCCACCACCAGAGTCAACCACCCAAGGCGTACCTAATGAATCCATCCCAGTCTTCTGAAGAAACTGGATCAGGGCATCAGCCGCCGCCTTCTTGGAGGCGTACCCATCCAAGTCTACAAAGAAAGCTTTAAGGTACTTGGCATCATCTGCGCTGCGCTTGGTCTCGAAGGTAGATACGCCATAAAAAACATCGCAGTTATTGGCATGCCACTTCTCAATCGTTGGGATAAGGTCTTCGATCTTGTCTGCATATACATGCTCTTTCTTTTTTGTGAGTTCTACCGCGCAGTAAAGGCCAAAACCTTCAGACGGCAAAACCACCGCTAAAAATTCAGCGGGTGTCATGTATGTCCTTTGGTTACTTTAGTTTGGGGTCGCTTGCGTGGTCTACGCCTTGGGCAAAACCGTCAGCAAAACCTTCATCATATTTATCGTCAATAGCGCGAGCCAAACGTGTACACAACTCTTCGACCCACTCCTTGGGTAGCATGTCATGCCCAATCAAGTACACCTGCTTAAGGACTTCTTCGTCGCTCAAGTTTTTAGGTTGAATGCTTTGCATGTTTTTCTCCAAGCCTCGTCACATGTGGTGGACGATTGTAAAATTTTAAGAAGCGCTTCCACCATAGGGCGGTAAGCGACGAATACTTCGCCGCCATTAAACCAGTTGTAAACAGATTGCCGAGAGGCACCTGTTGCTTTGGCAATCTTAATGGCAGAGAAGTCGAGATGCACAGCCCACCGCCCGAGTTGGTTCCCCAACGTCTTAGGCGCTCGCTTGACTGTGGTGATAACTTGTGGTGAATATGGCATGGTGTAAGTGGGGGCCGAAGCCCCCGTTATGATTACTCGTTCTCGTCCCAGTCGTCGACCATATCAGACAAGGCGTTCTTGGCTTTAGGTACAGCGTTGGGTTTCTTCTCATCCTTGCGGACGGTAGGCTCCTCTTCGTCTTCAGGAGGCAAAGTAGCAGGTTTAGCTTTGGCCTTGGCCTTAGGAGCTGGCGCTTCTTCCGCTTCCTCCTCCACTGGAGTGGCTTTAGGACGCGCACCGGGGATTGCCAAAGGAGCCGCCACGTTGTCCATCTTGGCGACAGTCATGGACACTGCCTTAATAGCCGCATCAGACTTGCCCTGTTGTTGAACAACGACATACTCATCGTCTGTCAACCAACGCATAGACTTAAAGAACAGCTTGGGCGACTCTGACTTGGTGTCGAACTTCATGCGGGTGACCACCTCGGATGGGTCCACGTTCTGTGCGCCGAGCCAGCGAGCGTAAGCTTGCAGTGCGCGGTTGTCGCCATCTTCCTTGCCGAAGATAGAGGTTGCTGGAACGGTGATCTGCATGACCGCACCTTCCATGTCGTTCGCCAACACTACAGCAACACGTTGCTGGAAGCGGCAAGCACGGCTATTGTTTTGCCCAGACCCTGCAATGTTCTGGCGGCACCCTTCACACTTGGTATTCTGTTGGTTACGTGCCTCAGGGTCAGGCGTCTTACCGTCTGCTGACCAGCAATCGGGAGCACTTGCTTCGCCATCATATGACTTGGCATAGAACACACGCGAAATATCTGGCGCGGCATTGACAACCACCACATCGAGGTAGCGGTCTTCGATTGCGGCAATCTCTTTACCGCCATCATTCAAACGGAATACACCGCCTTTGATGGAGATACGTTTGCCACCACCGCCACCCGCTGAGCCACCAGCAAGAGCTTTGGCAATAGGGGACAACGAGGTGCGGTTCTTTGCGAACGCGGGGGCTTGAGATGGGTTGAACAGAGCTACATTGCTCATGGCGTTCTCCTGTTACTTAGTGGGTTTACGAACTGAAACGGCATACTCCGTTATGGAGTTAAGCCCTGCGGGAACCAGACTGGGGTTGTCTTCCAAGAAGGTTGCCATATTGGTTTGCGCGATGCGCTTCTCCAATAAATCCAACGCATCATGTTCTTTGACAAACTCTTTGAAAGAGTCCCAGTCTTGTGTGTTGTAGCGTGTCTTGGTAGACAACACCACAGTACCTTGGTCAGTGCGGACACTCGATACTCCGAGCGCCAACATCTGGTCTTTGAGTGCAATCTTCACTAGGTCTTGCTGACGTTTGATGTCCTCAATCTGCGACTCGAATTCTTGCGTAAGCTCTTGAACTCTTTGTTGCATCTTGCGGTACACCTTGGCCAACTTGTCCATAGGGACAATGACTGCCTCAGTCGGTTGCTCCTGAGGAGGGGACTCCTCGTCGTCAATGGTTGACATTTGCTTCTCCTGTTATATGTCTAAGGTTTAACATCATACACGGCAATTCTTTTTGCGCAACTCCTTTCTTAAATATTTTTTACTTCGCTGTCGAACATGCCGACAAGCAAAACGTGATCTGAAACTTTGGCACTCATGGCTTTAAAAAGTTTCTTCTCGATGGGGCTTGACTCGATGTGCACCACAGTGACTTTGTCTGAGTCCTGCCCCTTGCGGTCAGCACGAGCGATACACTGTGTGTACATCTCTACGGACATCAACGGACCAAAGAATACAACGGTGTCAGCGGCAGTAAGGGTAATCCCGTGTGCAGTTGCTTGCGGTTGCAACACCAACACGCGAATGTTATCCGTTGTCTGAAAGTCGTTGATGATCTGCCCACGCTTGGTAGCTGACACGTCACCATGAATCTGTCCCACGGCATAGCCGCGCTTTGTCAAGTACGTGACAATGGTGTTGATGCTTGAGCGAAACAGCGCAAAGATGATGACCTTGCGGCTTGTCTCTTCTAACACTTCCTCCAACACGTTGAGACGTGGCGCGGCATCAAACTCTACAACTTCTTTCTGATCCGTGTATGCCGCCCCGCAACTGATCTGCAACAACTTGTTTACGGCCACCCCTGCGTTGACTGCGCTGATAGTCTCACCCGCCGCTTGGAATAGCATTTGTTCTTTGAGGAGCTTGTAGTACTTAGCTTGTTGCGGCGTCATTGGGACTTCCCTTGTCACAGTAATGACGGGCGGCAAATCAAGGCACTCGTCTTTTGTGAAACGTATGGCAGGTTGAAGTGCCGCGAACACCATGTTCTTTGCATCTGCTTTGGGTGCCCATTTGAACTGCGTTAACTTGTTCATCACCTTGTCGCGCCAAGACGATTGGAACTTAGGCACACTGCTTGGGTTAACAAGTTTGGCTAGACCGTATGCATCCATTGGCGACTGTGAGGCCGGAGTGCCTGTCATCATCCACAAGTACGTTTCCGGCTTGATGATTGACGCCAGTGTTTTCCATCTACGTGTTGATGGGTTCTTGTATGCGTTAGCTTCATCTACAATCACCAGATCAAAGCGTCCGTCATTGTTGATCTCAGATGCGATCAGGTTTAGCCCATCGTAGTTGGCAATCACAATTTCGTAGTCTTGCTGAATCATCTCTATACGCCGTGAGGCTTGCGTGTGGTGAGCAACCACTGCGCCCCTGTGTATCACACTGCGATTGATGTCGCCCATCCACGCGCTGTGCATGATTGATAGGGGGCACAAGACAAGCACTCGCCGAACCTCGCCACGCTTTATCAAGAAGTCAGCCGCCCATAAAGCGCTCAGCGTCTTGCCAGTGCCGGGGTCGTTAAAGCAGAACGCTCTGCGGTTCAGTGTGAGGAAAGCCGCTGTCTCTATTTGGTGAGCCATTGGTTTAAACTTTCCGGGCCAGTCGTAGCGCCGAGTAATGGGTGAGGGTACGTCCTTCACGCCAAGATTCTTGAGCACTCTGGCCTCATCAAGCCCCCAGTACACAGCTACTTCGTAGACACCGTTGCTTTCAGATAGCACCTTATGCTTGGGGATGATGTTGTACTTGTGCGGATTGCGTGTGCGCAGTACAAGCGCCTTGTCATCAACAATCTGCATT